GTTATCCACCGCAACAGCCGGGGTTCGCCGTGCTGGTACCAGCGTTGGTTGGAAGCGTGGTGGATCGTTACCGGGCGCTGGTCGCTGCATCGCGCTTGGCAGGATGGCCTCGATCACGGCACCGCAATGGAGTATCAGCGCACAGTCGTGATGAAGGGGCGCTAACCGTTCAACCAGAGAGGAGTACGTCCGATGCCGTCCTATGAGGTTAAATCCCGTGTTACCCACGCCGCCACCGTCGAGACCATCGAGGCGCTGCACCGCGAGGATGCGGTTCATCAGGTCGTGGCCAACGCCACCGCTACTCCCGGCGACGAGATCGACGTTTTGACCGTCACCGAGCTGCCCGGCACGTCCGGCGGCGGCGAGGGCGCGACCGGCGCCACCGGCGGCATGTTCGGTGTGGGTGAAACCAGGTCGACCAAGGCGCAGCTCAACGACATGACCAAGGAGGAGCTGCTGAGCGTGGCTGCCAGCGAGGGTGCCGAGGTCAGCGAGCATTGGAACAAGGGCGATATCATCGACGCCATCGTCAAGCATCGCAAGCGCGCGTGAAGCTGGGGTGGAACTGCATACTGCGTAACGAGGCAGCGATTATATCGCGCTGCCTCGACAGCATCATTCCGCACGTCGACTACGGCATTGTGGTCGACACCGGCTCGACCGACTCGACCGTCGCCATGGTGCGCGCGGCGTTCGAAAAAGCCAGCAAGCCGCTGGAGCTCGGTGCAGCCGAATTCGTCAACTTCTCGGATGCCCGTAACCTTGCGCTGCTGGCTGCGCGTGCGAGCCATCTGCCGTGGGACTACTTGGTGCTCTCGGACGCCGACATGGCCCTGGTCGTCGACGATCCCGACTGGAAGCGGCAGCTCAACGGCGGTCTTGCCTACGACGTGCGGCAGGTGGCCGGAACACTGAACTACTGGAACCGGCGCATACTGAGCCGCAATGCTACCGGTGACTATAAGTGCCCCACGCACGAATTTTTAGATGTGCCAACGGCGGGCAACTTGGACGGCATCTGGTTCCAGGACTTTGCAGATGGGTCTAACAGGCCGGAGAAGTTCGAGCGGGATATCAATCTGCTCGAAGAGATGCTGAAGACCGAGACCAACGAAGGCTTGATCCAGCGGGCTCACTTCTATCTCGGGCAATCATACTTTGATAAGCGCGATTGGGCCAAGGCTGCGGAGCACTACAAGATCCGCGCCGGGCTCGGTGGCTTCGCCGAAGAACGCTGGAACGCCCAGCTTCATTACGCGCATTGTTTAGAGAATTCCGGCGACAGACCGGGCTTCGTCTGGGAGATGCTGCGCGCCTACGAGCTGCGGCCACACCGGGCCGAGACGCTGTACGACCTGGCCAGATATTTCCGCGAGCGCGGAGAAAACCACTCTAGCCTACTGTTTTCCGAGGCCGGCATGGATCCGCAGCCGCACGCCGACCAGCTGTTCGTGAACAAATACGCCGCCAGCACCGGCATACGCGAGGATTTCGCGATCTGCGCCTATTACGCAGGCGGTAAAATCCGCGACCGCGGCGCGCAGGTCTGCAACGAACTGGCGCTCGAAGGCAGCGAGCAGGCCCGCGGCAATATGTTCTGGTACCTGCGGCCGTTGGCCGAGCATGTGCCGTCGTTCAAGCCTACATGGTTGAAATTTGATCTGGACGACGGCTGGGCCGCCACCAACCCGTCGGTCATCAACTATCAGGGAAGGCCTATCCTTGTTTTACGTACCGTCAACTACACGATCACGACGGAGGGGGTCTATGCGATCCGGGGGAAGGATAGCTCTCTGAGTGCCGACTGGAACGTCAATTTCATTCATACGCGTAATTATCTGGTGCGCGACCTGGATGCCGCCACAGCCGACGAGCTGCCATTACCGGAGAATTGGCCGGAACCGAAGTTTCATCCGGTACGCGGTCTGGAAGATAGCCGGTTGTTCGAATGGCAGGGCACCCTGTGGACGATCTCAAACGTGCGCGAGCTCAACGCGGAAGGCTGGTGCGAGCAAATCCTGGTCCCGCTCAATGCGCGCGGCCAGCCTTGGATGCGGATTTTGCCCAAGAAGCGCTACCACGAGAAAAACTGGCAGCCCTGGGTGAAGAACAACGAGTTGCGGTTCGTCTACCGGCAGGGGACCCTGGTCGACGACGATGGTAATGTGGTTTTCGAAAGTGATTCCGGTTTCGATGCCAGCCAGATCAGCGGCGGCTCGCAGGTTATAGAAGCTGACGGTGTGTACTTATCGCTAGTGCATGAGGCGCGCACGATCCCAGGGCGGCCGAACCGCTATTATGCACATAGGTTCGTACGCTACGCCGTTGACGGAGCGGTTACCGGCATGTCCATGCCGTTCTATTTCCATGACAAGCAGATCGAATTCGCCGCCGGCCTGGCGTACTTTCCCGAGCGGCGGCAGCTGATGGCAAGCTACGGCGTGCGGGATTGCGAGGCGTGGGTGGCGAGGATGGATCTAGATGACGTGCTGCGGTTCATCGAGGAGCCGCGATGATCCTATGCAAAGATTTCTTTGAGACGCGCGACCTCGGCTTTCGGCACGCGGGTGATGCGGCCGAACTTGATGGTGCGCACCTGATTCATCTCGATCGCGTCGCGCATGGTTTTGTACGAGACGCCGATTTCCTCGGCCGCGCCGGGGATGGAGAAAGCGGCGCCAGTGCGCCGCCGCTTTTTCGGTTTGGACGCAGAATCGCTCATAGGCTCACCGCCCTAAAAGATGATCTATCTCCAGCATGATACGGAAAATACTGGTGTCAACGCCTATCTGAGGCAAAACGATGGTTGCCGCCATTGACACGGGAAGACAGCGGCGATGAAGGGCAACATCGGATGCGTGATGTGCTGTTATTTTCCGATATCCGATGAATACAGTGTGCTCCGATGAGCGTGGTGGCCGTCACCGGCTTTATCCCAATCCCCGGCCATCCCCGCCCGGCGCAGGACTACGAAAGGCTCGGCGCGCAACTGGCCGCAGCCGACATCACCGCGCTCCTGCGCCTCGACACCGAGCTCGAGGCGTGCTGGCTCTACCGGCATCTGCAACGGCACGGGCCGGTGACCCACTCGACCGCCGACAACCCGGCCAAGAACTCGCTCGCGTACCACATCGTACAGGCGGAGAAGTCCGAGCTCATCGCGGACGCCGCCGAGCTGGTTCCCGGCGCTGACGTCATCGTCTGGATCGATCTCGGCATCTTCCACCTGCCGGGAATGACCGCCGGCGTGATCGAGGATTTCATGGCCCGCGCTGCGGCCGAAGAAGCCATCGCCATCCCGGGCTGCTGGGAGAGGAACTACCAATACGACGATCGCTACCCGATGTGGAGATTCTGCGGGGGCCTCCTGGTCGTGCCGCGCGAGCACGCCGCCGCGCTCGCCGCCGTGATGAGGGACGAGTGCAAGCGCCATCTGCGGGAGACAGGCAACCTGAGCTGGGAGGTGAACACCCTGGCGCGGGTGGAGCAGCGGTACCCCGATTTGCCGATCCGGTGGTATAAAGCCGATCATAATTCCAGTATGTTTACTAATTATCAGGCAACGGAGCACGCCGATGGCTGGAAAGCGCAAGGGTTACGAGGGGTCCAAGGCTGACCTGGCCGAGGACAAGCGCGGCGCCAAGCGCAAGGGCATGTCGCTCAAGAACTACGAGACTTCCGCACAGGACAAGGCCGAGGACAAGCGCGGCCAGGCCAAGCTGGGTCGCAAGAAGTGAGCCATGATGACGAGCGTCCGCTCATGGTTCGCAGACAACCAGGCGCTGGTTTATTTCCTGGTGGCGCAGGGCATCGCGATCGGCGCTGCGGTCCTGTCGATCACGGCCTACATGGTCAAGCTGGAGACGCGGGTGAGCACGCTGGAGATTCGCGGTTCGCCGCACTTGGTGACGGTCGATAGCCGGTTGACGGTATTGGAGAGTCAGACCAAGGCTAACAAGGGAAGCATCGATAGGATCGTCGACGTGATGACCAAGAGGTTGAACATCAATCCATGAACGAGGATCGCAGCCTGAGTTCTGCGGGTGCTAATTTAATCAAGCACTACGAAGGCTGTTTGAAGAAAGTTGGCGATTATTATCAACCGTACCATTGCCCTGCTGGAGTTCTCACAATTTGTTGGGGCCATACTCATCATCACGGGAGAGAGTTCAATGCCGACTCTCGATGGACGATGGAAGAGTGCGATCAAGCGTTTCTGGAAGACATGGGGACGTTTGAGCGAGCTGTACGTAAACTTGTCAAAGTGCCTCTCGAGCCATGGCAGTTCGACGCCCTCGTCTCCTTCTGCTACAACTGCGGAGAAGGAAATCTCGCCAAAAGCACTCTCCTCAAAAAAGTAAACGCAGGCGACTTCGAGGGTGCCGCCCTCGAGTTCCACAAATGGAACAAGGGCGGCGGCAAGGTGCTGGCTGGTTTGACGCGGCGGCGGGCCAGCGAGGCGCTGCTGTTCCAGAACATCGTCGACGCGGACTACGACGGCAAGCCGGACAAGGTCATTCGGCCGATACCGGAACCGATGCCGCAGGAGGTCGACAGTCCCGATGACTAGGCGGTAAGGTGAAGCGTTACCCCCCATGACTTGGCCCCGCCTTGCGGGGCTTTTTTTATTTCTTCGGCGGGCAGTTTTGTTTGTTGTTCAGCAGCCCTTTCCGTATGGCGATCGCGACGGCATTGGGGCGGTTGGTGGCGCCGAGATGTTTTTTAATGCGCGCGATATGATCGAGGACGGTGGTTTCGGACTTGCCGAGCTCGCGAGCGATGGCCTTGGCCGTTTTGCCGTCCGCGATGAGGCACAGGACACGCCGTTGGCGTGCTGTCAGTTTCATCGAAGGAGGGCGTGCGCGCTTTGGTCTATGGGGCATTTCAACCCCATGGTAGTGCTGGACCATCCGAGTATGCGCCCCTAACAAATTAGGGGTCAATTTAACGTGAAATTCGCGAAAGGGGATCATAATTGACACAACCCATGGATGGCGGGCGCTGGGCGAGCCGCTAGCGGCGGCGGCTATAAGTGGAAATGGGAGTCATATAGCTACAAGTTTTGGTGGCAATGAGTGTCATCCTGGCCTCAATATTGGTCGGGGCGGTAACGACGGCCGGGAGAAAAATACCGGGGATCAATCACACACTTCTTAGATCAAAAGGAGCGACGGTGATGGACCAGGTTATTAGCAAAAGAGATGCGGTCATAGGCAAGCGGATCGCGCAGATCCGCGAGCATCGTCTGATGACGCAGGCGGCGCTCGGCGAGGCACTCGGCGTCAGCAAGCACGCCATCTACCGTTTTGAGAACGGCCACCGGCGAATCACCGTCAAGGCGCTCGAGCACATGGCGCGCGCGCTGCGCTGCAAAGTGAATGATCTGCGGATGGACCCGGCGGAGGCTGGCCCGCCGCGCGTGCGGGCCGCGCCCATACCGCGCATCCGGCCGAAGTCGGGGTCGCGGATGTCATCGCGGTGGCCGGTCCTGGCCGAGAACGAGGAAACTTAAATGATGCTGGTCAAAATGCTGGAAATTCGGGACACCGGTACCTTCATCCCGGTGATGTGCATTCGGCCGCTGCCCGACAACGAAGGACAGCGATACCTTTTGCGGCGCGACGGCTACTCGTGCGATCCGGGCGACCCAATCGTGATCATGATCGATGCTCAGTGTCGCGGCGTTTCCTATGACCCGTACGATTGGCATTCGACGACCCACACGGTAGCCCACGACCACATCCGACAGCATTGGGACGATCTGCGCGACGGGGATGTGATCGATGTGGAATTTATCCTCGGCCGAAGTAGCGCGCCGAAGATGTCAGAGCGATTCGACGAGAACGGGCTCTAGGCCGGCCCGTAGCGCGCCCCTGCCGGCCGGGCGGCATGGGTAGGGGGCGCGTCCGGAACGCGCACGGGTGGCCGCTTGTGGGGCTCGGGGAGCATTCCTACCCTGGCCCCTACCCAGGCCCTACTTCGGCCCTACCCGGCGGCCATCTGCGCAAAACCCTACCCAGGCCCTACCCAGGCGCCTTTCCTGGGTAGGTCGGCTCAGGCTAAGTATATGAGATATTGTCCATATTAGACATATCTCAGCCACGAATACGCACATAGCTTCTGGGAATATGACGCTTGCAATGCATGGCGAGGAATTGCTATGAATGGAAACGTGATGCAAGAAAGATCGATGTACCAAGGACAACTCGCCCACTAGCGTTGAAGCCAATGGAAATGGATGGAAGCCAATATCTGAGCTAAACCCTACCCATGCCCTACCCAGAAACACACAAAGGCTCTTACGAATGAAGCTCTCCGACAAAACGATCCGCACCCTGGCCTGTCCAGCCAGCAAGACCGACACGACGTTCTGGGACGAGGACATCCCCGGCTTCGGCCTGCGTGTCCGCGCCGGCGGCGCCCGGACCTGGACCGTCATGTACGAGGTCCACGGCCGCGCCCGGAAGATATCGCTGGGCTCGCCGGCGATCGTCCCCGCGGCCGCGGCGCGCGCCAAGGCCAAGGACATCATGGCGGCCCGGCGGCTCGGCGGCGATCCGGCCGGCGACAAGACCAGCTCCCGCGCCGCGGCGGCCACGACGATCGGCGGCTTGCTACCCGGATACCTTGTTTGGAAATCGCCGCGGTTGAAGCCGAAGACCGTGCGCGAGACCACCCGCCACCTCAACAAATGCCTGCTGCCTCTGCACCGCGAACCGATCACGGCCGTCACCCGCGCCATGATCGCCCGGCGCCTCACCGAGCTCAGCGCGTCCAACGGCTCGGGCGAGGCCACCAGGGCGCGCGCATCCTGGTCCGCGTTCTTCATGTGGGCATGCCGGGAAGGCATCATCGAATCGAACCCGGTCGCCTTCACCAACATGCCGTGCGAACCCGTCGTCCGCGACCACGCCGTCAGCGATCCCGAGCTCGGCGCCATCTGGCGCGCGCTCGACGGCGAGGACGTGGACGACGACTATGCGGCCATCGTCCGGCTTCTGATCCTCACCGGCGCCCGGCGCGACGAGATCGCCAGCCTGCGACGCGGCGAGATCGATATCGGGGCGGCGCTGATCACCCTGCCGCCGGCCCGCGTCAAGAACAGCCGCGAGCATGTCATCCCGCTCTCGCCGCCCGCGCGCGCCATCCTCGCGGCCCGGCTGCAACACCGGCCCGACCGTGATCTGGTGTTCGGCTACGGCGACGGCCCGTTCTCCGGTTTCGCCAAGGCGAAAAAAGAGCTTGACGCCAAGCTCGGCCCCGCGGTCGCGCCCTGGCGCCTGCACGACTTCCGGCGCTCGATATCGACCGCCTTGCACGAGCGCTTCGACGTGCCACCCCATATCGTGGAGACGATCCTCGGCCACATCGGCGGCCACAAGAGCGGGGTTGGTGGCGTCTACAATAAGGCCCTCTACCTCGACCAACGCCGCGCCGCGCTCGAGCGGTGGGCCGCGCATGTCATGCAGCTCGCCGGCAACCGAATTGGGCGTCCGCGCCGCGCGGCGCTCGCGGACAACGTCGTCGCGCTCACCACCGGAGTTTGAAAATGGCTATCATGATGGCGAAGCTCTACGACGCCCTGCGGTCCGGTAATGTGCCGGACGACAAGGCGCGGGAGGCTGCTGAAGAGGCTGCGGGATACGAGAATAGAGCCGCGAAGATTGAGACCGATCTGACTTTGTTAAAGTGGATCGCCGGCACCAATCTCGCCATGACGATCGCAATCTTGTTCAAGACGTTTCTTTGAATTCTTCGGTCTTTACAAATTCCCGTGGCGATTGGCCGGAGTCGGCGCAATCTCTCTGGTGCGCAGAACTCTCGTGTGCGGGCGCGGGTGAGGCTCAAAGAGCCTCACCCAATATTTCACGGCTCAGCGCGCCGTACTTTTCCTCATCGCCCACAACCTCGCCAGTGAGCGCAACGATCCACCACCGCTCGCCATTCCATTTCGTCGGCAATAGCGTGGCGTGAAGCGTCCCAGGCTTACAGAGCGCGATCGGCCCCGATGCGATGTGAACCACCCCAGGCGCGGCGGCCTCGATTCCGCCGCCACCGTTGGACGGCAGTCCCGCGCGGCTCGATCGCCAAAAGGCGATCGTTGCTCCGGCATCTCTGAGGCTCGCAAGCCGCTGTCTAAAAATGTCCGGCCACTTGGACGCGAAATCGTCAATCGTGGCCAGCCAATATTCTTTCGAGCCGTAGCCGTAGCCGTCGCCGTAGCCGTAGCCGGAGCCGTAGCCGTAGCCGTCGCCGCCGCCGTAGCCGTAGCCGCCGTAGCCGTCGCCGGAGCCGTCGCCGTAGCCGTAGCCGTAGTCGTAGCCGTAGCCGTAGCCGCCGCCGTAGTCGCTAATCCAACTCGGCTGCTCGCCTTGCAGGAGAGTTATTGTTTCCATTGTCGTTCTCATCGAGCCCAGGGCGCAGATTCCCACGCCTGGACGGCTTTCGGGTCGCACTCTGCAACGCAAGTGATATCGCGAAGCGTGATATTAGCCGATGGGCCGATTTTGCAATTATTGGTGGGGCCGGTCGCGGCAAGACCGATGAATCCCTTCACATCGCTCGACCAATAAATGCAGTTCCTAGCCGCGCGGAGGCTGATCGTCGCGCCATCCGTATTAGTGGCGTATCCGAAAAAGACGCCCTTGTGTACCGTGGTGACCAAGACGGCGCGTTCACCGGTCGGCTTCTTTCGATTGGGATGGTTGATCATCTTCGTTTTCTCCTGCCCACTGAGTAAGCCGCGAGGCGCCGGCACTCTTACAAAATCTGGTTCACATTCGGCCGGTAAGCCCTTGCAGCGGCAATTGCGCGAGAGCAGGCACACGCCCTTGTCGTTGTGGTAGCCTTCGTGGTGACCGCAAGGACACATCTTGCCGGAGCCGTCGCCGTAGCCGTAGCCGTAGCCGCCGTAGCCGTCGCCGGAGCCGTCGCCGGAGCCGTAGCCGTAGCCGTAGCCGTAGCCGTAGCCGTAGCGGCTAATCCAGCTCGGCTGCTCGCCTTGCAGGAGAGTTATTGTTTCCATTGGCCCATGTTCCGGTTTCCACTACTCCCGTCTGCGAACTATTCATCGCTACCGTTTCCGTTCTTCGGCTCGCCGGCATCGAGGCGCTCCTGCAACGCGCGGATCGTCTCTATGACGCTGGTCGAGCGGTTGACGAAGTCGGCGACCTGTTCGCCGGCGATCTTGCTGTGCTCGCGCACGGCGGCGGCGAGCTTGCGCAGCTTCGACGCGATCTCGGCCGCACGCTCCACGACGGCAGCAGCTGCCTGCTCGATCTCGTGCGCGGCCGACTCGCCGATCTGGTCGACGGCCTGAACAGTGACGCCGGCGAGCGCCAGCGGATCACGGGCGCGATGCGGCGCGTCGTTTTTCTCGCCGACTTCCTGGGCTTGGTCGCGGATTTTCAGCGGGCGGACGCGGTCGTGCTCTTGCTCGATGGTCATGCTTCCCTCCTTGCGACGTGGGTCATGGGGATTTCTGCTCAAGGGCGGCGTCTATTTCGTCTAGGGCGGCGTCTATTTTGTCTAGGGCGGCGCGGGCAACCTCTTTTGATCCGAACAAGCCCAAACCTCCCGACGTGATCTCCTTGAGCACCGCCCGCAGCCGTTCGATTTCGGCCTCGCGGTTGCCGATAAGCGCGTGCAACAGCGCGTTGGCCTTCAGCAGGTCATCGCGTTCGGCCGCCAAGCAGATTGGGCACATTCCGTCTGCGACCGCTGCCTCAGATTCCCAGTGCGCGTGCCTGCATGGCATTTGGAATTCAACCCAAATGAACTCTGGCGCACGGCGCCCAGCATCGATCGACGATCTTTCCGGTCGGATCGAGCAGCCTAACTTCTCCCTGTCGCAAGTCGCGCTTGATCTTATCGAAGACGGACCGGACTGACGATTCGTCCGGTCCTACGGCGCGAACTTTGCGTGTATCAGAATAGCGCCCGCCGTGACGATCAACGATCCAGTGCCCGTTCGAGCCTGTCATCGGTTGCATCTCCAATATCGCCAGCCGTTCTCGCGCGTGTACCAGGTGCGCCCGCGCGGGCCGCAGACCGGGTCGGCGCGCGGCTTCGGCGGCAGCGCGATTGACGGCTCGGCCGCGGGCGCAACGATCGCCACCGGCTTCGGCGCCGGCGCTTCGACCGGGAGCTCGGCCGCGGATAGTAGGAGCCGATCGGACTTGCCTTCCGCGACGATAGGCGCCTGGCGCTCGACGAGGACCGCCGATGGCGCGGGCCGGCCGATGTAGACGACGAGCACCGCAGCGGTCGCCGCGATCCCGGCCGTCGCCGCGCCGAGATGGGTCATGGCACCAGCAGCCTCGATCGTCGCTGCGTCAGGGCGGCGGCAATCTCGACTTGCATCTGGCCGACCCCGAATGCGGTGGCCAAGAGCGCGGCGAGGTCCATGACATCTTGCTCGTCGCGCAGGCGCTCGATGCGGCTGTCGGACATCAAGTCGACGATCTCGTCGGGGAATATATCGGAGGTCATGGCTCGTTCCGATCTTTGATCCGCAGGGCGTCGCGCAGGCGCATGCCGATCCGGCCAGGGCTGATCTGGATTACCTTGTCGGGGTGGCTGTCCTTGAGCGTCCGCTCGCTGATGCCGGCCAATTGCGCGGCCTGCTTGATGCTGACGATCCGCATCATATACACGGCGTCCGGCAGCTCGATGTCCTCGACCCTTTTTCTGCTCACTTTGGCATGTCCTCTGTCATCGTCTCGGATTGCGGTGGCACAGTCGGCGTCGCCTCCGTCGAAGGCTGGTCCGCGGTCGTCCCGGCAAAATGATCAAGCACGTTGCCGAATGCCGCGCCGCGCTGGTCGTCGATCGCGTGGACGGTTTCGACGCCGAGCGATTCCGCCTCGTCGCGCTGCAGGAATATGTCGATGTCGCTCGATTTCGGCAGCAGCTTCGAGAGCACGCGCAATGCCGTTTTCTTCATCATTTCGTCCGGCCATTGTTTCCAAGGTGCATCGTCGCGCGAGGCTCGG